TTGAATGAACAATCAAGATAAATAAGAGTAAATCAATAGAGGTAATTTTAATATGGCTCAACTTACAATCAATGTTGGCACAGTTCCAAATGATAACACTGGTGATGCAATCAGAGATGCGTTCAATAAAGTAAATGCAAATTTCACTGAAGCATATGGCACTGGTATGATTGATGGTGATTTAGTAATAGCAACTGATGGTACAAATTTAACTCAAATTGAAACCACATTAACTGATGCTAATATTACTATCAAAGCAAACGGATTAGGCAACATCATTCTTGACAACGACACAATTCGTATTTCTACACAAAAGACACCGAGTGATTTAGTAAACGGTGATCCGGCAGATGTAGCAGGCGACATAGCATGGGACTCAGGTTTCATTTATGTCTGTATTAATAGTTTTGGTACCGGTACTCCGGTTTGGAAGAAAGCGACATTAGCATAATATGGGACTTCCAGTCTGGCAAACACGGAATCTAGATTTAGGTACAATAGCTGAAAATATATTCTTTGAATATCAATTAGAAGCAATAGATACTGATAGTCAACCTGTGACTTATTCATTAATCGCAGGTGAATTCCCACCCGGAATCCAAATCACAGGAACAACAATAGCAGGAATTCCTATTAAATTATCAGGTGTTCCGGCTGAGGTAGATGTTGATACATCTACCAAATTTTCAATTCGTGCAACAAGCACAACAAACCAAGTATCAGATATCACATTAGATCTAACCGTCTCCGGGCAAAAGATTCCACAGATTTTAACGGTACCGGGGGCATTGGCAGAATTTTATTATGGAAATTTTGTTGATATACAATTAGATGCTATAGACGAGGATTTAGATAATTCATTGACCTGGACTGTCGTCGACGATGCATTACCGGATGGATTGACATTAGAGGCTGATCCGGATAATGATCGCATTGCATATATTCGTGGCTATCCTACACCTATTAGCTCGTTGCCGGCCGGCATTCTTCCAGGATATGATAATGCTGACTTTGATCAAGACCTAGGAGCATTTGGTTTGGACTTCGGATTAGGTACAATAGATAAGAATTTTGAATTTACTATTTCTATAACTGACGGAATTAGTTTTGATTCTAAGACTTATTCGATATTCTTGAAGAGTAAATTTAACTTAACCGCAGATTCAACAATATTAACCGCAGACCTATTATTACCCACAGTGGATATCACAACTAAGATTAGTCCTATATTATTGAATGATGTATTTGATTTGGGCTCGGTATTACATGATGATTATTTTACATTCTTATTCTACGGATTAGATTTTGAAGGTGATCAAATTGAATTTAGAGAGTTTGTCGATAATCCTGGGGATCCATCTCAATTACCATCGGGATTATCGCTTGATCCGGTTACCGGTTGGTTACATGGCACATTGGATTCTATAACATCAACTGAACAAACATATACGTTTCGTGTGGTAACATATAAAACAGCGTCTCCGGAAATTATTAGTATCCCGGCGACTTTTACTATAGAAATAATAAGCGATCTTAATAATTCATTGATATGGGATACTCCTGATTCAATGACTATAGTCAATGGTGCAATCAGTGAATTGGCTATCGTGTCTCATACAACCGAAAAATCAAATTTTAATATCGGTGCGGATTCAATTACCATTACAGCAGACCAATCATTGCCTACTGTTGATTTGGATGCGAGCACTACATCAATTAATTTGGTATACTCATTGGCATCGGGTAACCTACCGGTTGGATTAGCATTGACTAGCACTGGTTTAATTGTTGGCAGACCATCATTCACCCATTTTACATTAAATGGCGGGACAACATTATTTGATGCTGGCACAACAGGCATCGGCACAACGTTCGATAACACCTTTACGTTCACTGTGAATGTGGTTGATAAAACATTGGGTATTATAAATCTTAATAAAACATTTTCAATTACAGTGATTCCATTAAATGCTGGACCATACGAAAATCTATATCTAGTGTCAAAAGAATCCATTTTGCAACGAACATTATATTCAGGATTGATTGACGATATCACAATCATTCCACGTGAAGTCATTTATAGAGAAGGAGATTCATATTTTGGTATTGCTAAGGATTTACGTTTCTTAACTGTGGATGGGTTAGCAATAGGTACATTAACACAATATGGAAATGCATTGGCTAAAAATCATTACACAAAACGATTTAGATTCAGTGAACTTAAAATAGCACAATCATACAATGACGCCGGGGAATTCACATATGAAGTTATATATGCTGATGTAGTTGATAAATCTATATCTAATGGCAATTCCATTACTAATGAATTAATAGTAAATCAAGTTGATTTGGCAGATTTAAATGCACGAGGAGCAACTCCTGAATTTGATAGTGACGGTAATATAGTAATTCATCCAGCAAGTTTGACAACCATGCGTGATAGAATCATTAATGAAATAGGACAAAATAATTTAGACACATTGCCGAATTGGATGACAACCACACAAACAGATGGTAGAGTATTAGGATTTATTTTTGCTATTCCTGTTGTTTATTGTTTACCTGGTGAAGCAACACAGGTATTGTTTAATATTAACCAATCCGGATTTAATATAAATGAAATAAGTTTCGATGTTGATCGTTACACATGGGATAACAATATGACGACATTGTCGGCCGATGTATTCTTTAAGTTAAATGATACACAGGCAAGTTATGACGGCGTGGCACCAAATGGTTCCTTTGTTGGCGGTGACGGTATTGGTGGGACTGAATATTTAATAGGTGATACCATTGCATTAAGTAGTGGAACAATTATCACGGTAACATCAGTATCAGAAACCGGTGATGTATCAGGATTTGAAATTACCACAGTAGGATCAAATGTACCATCAAATCAAGTTTTGTCACAAGTGGCATCTAGTGGCTCCGGCGTGGGATTTACTATTACACCTATTCGTCAAGCAGATATAATGGATCAAGATGATGCATATCTTAAGTTTGCTAAAGAGAACGTATTCAAATAAGATAAATAAGCATAATAGAGAGAATTTTAAATTATGGCATCAAACATAGTACCCGGTAATATAGACGGAACTTATCCAATAGCTGGAATTGATAACGATAGTCAAGGCTTTCGTACCAATTTTTCAAATACCACATCAAACTTTTTATTTGCTAAAACTGAATTAGAAGATCTTCAATCCAAGGTTGTATTGAAATCAACACTTGACGGTGAAGTTACTGTTGATAATGATATGCTTGGGTTACAAATTAAATCCGCAGAATTAATTGATGCAAGAGAAACAATTTTCCAACATTTTACAATTGGCGCAAATGTAGAGATTGATCACCAAGTTGGCAGTTTTCAAAGTTTAGAATCAACTGTTCCATTTACTATATCATTCTCTAATTTTCCAGGTTCAGTTGGTTCACCTAAATACGGTAAAGTAAGAGTAGAAATGGATATCACTGATATCAGCAATACTTGTACTCTCCCGGCGTTTGTTACAAACGGAACAGAATTTATTGATGGCTATTCAGCTAATGTCATAACATTCACAGCCGTTGGTGTTTATGTATTTGAATTCTCTACATACGATAATTTCACATATACCGTAAATGATTTGACACGCTCAGGCATAGGTGGTGGTGGCGGTGTTGGGCCTGCAGGACCTGCAGGCGCCGATGGATTATCAGCATTTGAAATATGGCAGGCCGTACCAAATGCTGGAACTGAAGCAACATTTTTGGCATCATTAAAAGGTGCCAATGGCGCTGATGGAGCAACAGGAGCAACTGGAGCACAAGGTCCAATTGGTATAACAGGTGACCAAGGTATTCAAGGTATCCAGGGTATCCAGGGTATTCAAGGTTTAACAGGCCCGGTTGCACCGGTAGATGCAGTGGTGCCGGCCAGTTCAATTGGAAAGGTTGGTGATATTTCTGGTGATATGGCACAAGACGGTACATTTCTTTATGTTTGTGTTGTCGATTATGATGGTGCTACCAATATTTGGCGTAGAGTATTAATGGACGTGAGCCCATTCTAAACTGGTTAGAAATATTTGGTGCTGAATCCTCCTGTATAACTATTATTATACAGGAGAAATTAATGTCACAACTCAATTTAAAAGAATATTCGAAATTTGTTGAAGGGGTAACTTCAGAAGATTCGAATGATACATCTACATATATTCGACGATTACAACATTTAGCTGATAATGGTTTGAATATAGCATTGCTGGATACAGCAGCATCAGGCCTTAGTTCAGAAGGTGGTGAAGTGATGGAAATCGTCAAGAAAATTAAATACCACGGTAAAGATTTTGATGAAGATACTCGTTTCCATCTTAAACGGGAATTGGGTGATGTAATTTTCTATTGGATTAGTGCTTGTAGAGCATTAGACTATGATCCAATGGAAATCATCGCTGAAAACGTATCCAAACTGGAAAAAAGATATCCAGGTGGATTCTCTAGAGAACGATCTGAAAATCGCGCACCGGATGATATTTAAAAATGTTTGATCCGCGTGTTGAAGGTTATGGCCATTTAAATGATACTGAATTACATGATAAGATAACCACAGTATTGCAACGTATGAACTTCGAACAACGAATGGGACATTCTCAAACATATCATCAACTCAATACCATATATTGGTCATTGTATAATGAACAACAAGCCAGGATAGAAGCATCCAAACAATCAAATGAAAACAACTTTGACGACTTAATAGACATTAAAAAATAATGGAAACGATATTTCAAACTGGTTTACAATTAACAACGGTGATGGAGAGTGAATTTCTACCATTAAGTATAGATCTAAAAGTGGGATTGATATTTCCAGAAACCGATCCTTATCATGAAGCAGTGGCGTTAGAACGAGTTAGATTTATTTTAATGTTGGCGTTTAATGATACGATATTAATTAATAGGAACAGTGATATATTAGATAAATTAAAAGATATAACTGCCACTCCAATACTGGAATGTTGGGATGAACCATGGGATCAATTCATTGCTCTTATGATTTATTATAAATTATCAGCAATATTGGAAGATAAGGGATTTGTCGATTCTATTAATATAGCAGCAAACACTGGTGATGGATTAGAATATACTTATTTCGGAGATGAACTTAATGATATAATGGTCGACGATGATATGGAATATGCTAAATCTATTGGTGAAAAACTATTATGGTATAACAGAAATGATCTCAGTGTAAATAATTTCGCACCAGTCGAATTAACTTGGGAAATGATAGGATTAACTTGGGATAAAAAGAAATCCAAGAAGCAAAAAGAAGTAAATAACATAAAACAATTCACACCAAAAATAATCAAATGACAAAAGTAGAGAAAATACCAGAAACAGGATATATCACAATAATATCATTTAATGAACGATATTGGAAAGAACAAGATGAACTAGCTAAACCCTGAATATATTCTAACAACCTATCCATACTTTTTAATGCCTATAATGCTTAAAGATGGTAAGATGTATATGTGGTATAGTATTTGTTCAGCACATAGAAGTCATGATCCTGATTGTGGCAATTGTAAAGCTGGCAGTTGGAATCAAATTCAACGAGTAAGATCACAAGAAGAAATAGATCAATTTGGTGGCGGAGCACACGCAGACGCATGAGTTACGACGATTATGGTCAACAATATTTAACAGAAGATGAACTTGTAGAATTAGTTCACAAAAATCCAGAATTGGATTTTACTAATGTATTATTGGATGATCCAAGACAATTCAATCATGCTACGACAAGGTTATTCGCTGGATATCCATTATTAGATCGTTATAGGAAACCATCTACTTCAATTGAAGAATTCGATAAAACCAATCAACGCAAATGGAATATGCCAAAACAATATAAGGAATTTGATATAGTTACTTGGTTAACTGAACAATGTGAAAATGATGAACAAGTTAATAGAGTGGCCGAAGAATTATTATTATATGACGAACGAAATTTAATACAACTATTACAATTCTTAAAATATATGGTTGATACTTTTCGTCAAAAGAATGTTGTTTGGGGTGTGGGTCGTGGTTCAAGTGTTAGTTCTTATGTTTTATATCTAATAGGTGTTCATCGTGTGGACTCAATTAAATATAAATTAAATGTTGACGAATTTCTAAGATAAATATTAACATGACAACTAGTAGAACTCATTTTAATGAAACATGGCTTACAGAAATGCCAGAAAATATCGGCTATATGGAGAGCTTTGAAATGCTCGAGTATAATTTAGCTGATCTTAAAAAACATAATCTGCCAATTGTTAATATAAAAAACAATTTATTTAAGCACGAAGGCGTCAACATAAGATATTACTGGTATGAAATTGATGACGAAATTTTGTTAGCTGCCGAACTAACAAAACAAAGCGAAGCACTGGTAGTTAATATCGTCGGAAAGAACCCAATCTATAAAGGAGAAGAACCATATGCTTCGGATCTGTATAGTGAAATTCTTAAAGATACAAAGTATAGCATTCGTATAATGAGCGATGAGGTACTTATCGAAGAAGGATTTAACATATGGGCTAAGTTATTGCAACAAGGGCATAAAATTTCAATTTATGATCGAAGCAGTTCGTCAGTTGGGCAAACACTCAAAACTGTAAATTCTGTAGAAGAGCTTAAAAAATATCACCAAAAAGGTACTGACTATCAGGATATACAATACATTTTAAGCGAGCATTCGTTCCTAGGAGAAACAAGAGCATATTTTAACACGCGAAGAATGCGTGAGCTCACTGGACTATCACTAGTAGATTATTTTGGGCCCGGGCCGAACATAAGAGAAATAACAGGAAAAATATAATGGCAAAAGCACATAGAACAATGAGAGGCAGCCAAAGTCAAAGCAGAAAGAGACCAAGAGCTCTTCGATCAATTATCTAAGATAAATATGAATATGAAATTTGACAGATGTAATGGAGAATATTAATGAAAGGTATATCAGTATATCTATTAGATAAACCTAGTCGACGAAAATTATTAGATCTTTATCCACCTCGTTGGAATCTCGTTGGACATCATGTCACTGTTAAATTTGGTGCGAGTGATCAAGATGGATTGCCTAGAGAAGGGCAGTATCATGTAGTTGGATATGCTAGTGAAGCTGAGCGTAGACCAGATGGTAGTGGAATAGAGGCATTCGTAGTTTCTATTAGATTACCGCATGAGTCACGTGGTAAAATTAAGAGACCCGATGGAGGAATCTATCACATCACTTGGTCATTTGGATCAGGTTATGCCGCGAAGGATTCTAATATATTGGTAAAGAAGGGGTTTGAAAGAATAAGCCCGATAGAAATTAATATGGAGGCGGCGTTTATACCGTTTAAATAATATGGCTTATTCAGAGAGAGTATTGGATCACTATGAGAATCCACGCAATGTCG